TAACGGTTCACCGCGCTCCACGGCACACTGCTCCCTTAAGTTACCTGTTTCACAGGTTGGGTAATAATACGTTCACAGCCTAACGGCCGCTCCGCTATGACCCAACCTTAAGCCCACTTTTCGTGGGCCCACTTGCCCACCGAGTAAACATCGTAGGCAAGTAAGGCCCATCCCACGTATGGGATGAACCTTGCGCCGATCCTCGCCGCCAGAAGCCTTCTCCCAGCAGCTTTGCTGGTAGACCACCCATAGGGGACGGCCTTAAATCCGGGGGATTTAATCCTAAATCCTTTGATTTTATGCTGCGGTGCTGTACGCATCCACGCATATTGTTCAGCAGCACCAGCAAGCCTGTTGATGCCAGCATATGGCATCATACTGACAACTGACGACTGCATAGCAGCCCCCATTCCGATTACCATATATTCATACTCATTGCCTTCGAACTCAGGCCAATCGGAAGTATTTTTCTTCACAAACTTATATTCCGCTTCCAACAGCCAAATGGCTGATATCAGCATCACCTACGCCTTCCACTGCGTGGTGCTCGGGATGAGGCAGAGACAAGTTTCCTGCCTTTCTTTTTCCCATTCGGGTAGAGCCAGCGAACTCGCTTTCTTCCCTTCGAGAAGATTTTACCCTTCTTCCACGTCTTCCGACGGGAGTATGTCGATCGTGTAGATGATCGACCTCGTGCCATCAACAGACACCCCCGAGAAGTTTAATCCCCTGAGCAAGTGCCCCAGCTTGCCAGAGGAAGAACACGATAACCGCAGTTATCAGTTGATTCTCTTTCACCAGATTGAGAATCTGAGCGCCTTTCGCCACCGTGGCGATCCCCTCGACTTTCGTCTCAGGAAGGCTCATGTTGACACCTTACCCATAGGCATGGCGGCAATTCCCTTGTAGACACCGGGCGCAAGGTTGATGGTCAACTTGCCCCCATTGGTGCCATTGATGTTGAGAAGGCCCAGAGGGACCTCCCCACCGGGTGAATAGACTGTCTCCGTTGCAATCGGAGCCACAGTAGCCAGTCGGTGTCCAGTAAGACCCGACACAGACCCTCCAACATAGATCGGGTCATCTCCGCCCTGAGCATCCAAAGCATGCGCATAGGGCGGTTGGTCATTATGACCTTCCAAATGATTGACGATATCACCAAAGGTTTCCCCTTCGTCAAATAACCCCGTCTGCCACGACGTCGAAGCATCTCCCGGCAGTTCGGGCTCTTCAAGCCCTACGGTTGTCCTAGTATCTCCATAGCCCTGAATGATAGCATGGCTACCATCAGTGGAGATAGTCCCATTGTTCACAGTGCTGTCGTCCCCTAGCATGTGACACGCATTCTCCCCAGCTGTGCCGCTTCCACCGGCGGTGGGAGTAATGTATTGTGCATACTGCCACTCTCTCCCAACGTTCGAGAATGCAGCAAGAGATCCATCCACAGGAAGGAGATTCGATGCAATCCCTGAATGGGCTTGATAATGCACAGCATCCATGAACACTTTGTAATCATGATATGCAGGATAGACAACATTTGGTTGTCTGTTCATCTTGTCCCAGAGTCGCTTCGCTTTCTTCCAAGATTGGTATACCGTCCAAGAGGTCGGTAAACTGATGACATTCACCGAACTAGGGTTCGGGTTCTGCCAAGTAATGGATTCTACAAGGTAAACATAGCCTTGCCTGTACGCTTGTCTGTTGACTAGCGAAAGACACTCCGCAAGGTCGATGTAGTAGGGTGAAGAATCACCCACTAGAAACGTCAATTGCCGTACTGCTGTCTTCATGGCTCCTCTTCCTCGCCAACAGCACTTGAACTTCACGAGAAGTGTCAAGGATACCGAGTTTAGCACACAGGGCTTCTATCCCTGCGTGGTGAACAAAGTAAACCTCGGGTAGTTCCATAGCGATCGCCAAAGGCGACAAGCCATCTACCGTGATCGCACGAAGAGCCCTGATTCTCAGGGACTCACGATGGTTATCGTGTGGATCATCACGCCACTCCCCAATGGTGGGGAGTTCCTCTACTCGAGTGTCTTTCTTTCGACAATAGTCTCTTGCCTGATCCCTTGTGCCATTCCGTTGCTCGTAATGTCCGGTCCAGCGCTTAGCTACCTCTCCAATCCGGAGAGAGCTAGTCCATTCAGTGTAGGCCTGAATGTGATAGAAGCCTTTCGAATCGACTTCTATCTGTCCAATCGCATAGCGAATTCCATTGCATTCGGACAATCTTTGCCAGTGTTCTCTGAACTCTTCCACAACGCCAAGGGCGTATTCGTCCCAATCGTCTATTTCATCTACGACGATTCCGACATGCCCGGGCTGGACTGTCACCATCCAGTGCCTATACTGTCCGCTCATGATCGCGGCCACCTTCCATGAACGCGTAAGCACGCAGCACACTGATGCAATCTAGCATCAGTGATCATGGTAGCGCACCAAGGGCGCTCGCATTCCTTCATTGGATCACCAACACAGTTCGATGACCACATTCACATCTATATCTCCATCCCGGATGAAATGCACCGCATTCCCCGCAATATCTCATCCTATCAAGATCAGTCTGTCGCATAATGGCCGATACCCGCCCCCCGCTATTAATGTTAACGGTTCACCGCGCTCCACGGCACACTGCTCCCTTAAGTTACCTGTTTCACAGGTTGGGTAATAATACGTTCACAGCCTAACGGCCGCTCCGCTATGACCCAACCTTAAGCCCACTTTTCGTGGGCCCACTTGCCCACCGAG